TCTTCTATTATTGCAGCACTCTCACAATGCACTGGAGTATCGGAGAATGGACTTTGGGATTTATTAGATGAAATTCAAAGAAAATATTTTCCACAAACTATTCTAAATGAGTTTATTATCAAGGACCCTGAAAAGTTGAATCGAAGAATCGTAAGAGATGTAGATAAAGCAATTCGTGATGTAACTCCAGAGTATGATAGAATTATTCAAGAAGCGGATCAAAGATATCGACCAAGATATTCTGAAAAACCAATTGATCCAACTCTTCAAACAGGAGAATCAAGACTTTTGGGGGGAGAAATGAGAATCTGTGCTCCATGGGTTGATGATTGCCCTAAAAATTAACTATATAAACATATCTTATTTTTGGAGATGATTATGTCCGTATCACAAGAACTGCTGAATGCTGTTGAAGCGTGGAAAGTAGAAGATGAAAAGTTTGTTGCTGGAAACAATGCAGCAGGCACCCGTGCTCGTAAAGCACTTCAGGAAGTCGCCAAACTGGTCAAAGCCCGTAGAACCGAAATCACTGAAGAAAAGAACGCCCGTAAGGAAGAAAAGGCTTGACCTAAAGCGTAAAAGACCTTATAATATCAGGGTTGAGAGATCAACTGCGACACTTCCCTTCAGTAGGTTCAGGAGTGGCGGCGATAGGAACCTACTTTATGGGGCAGCAGCATGACGGATCATGCACCATCCTTCTAAGATGTAAGATGGGGGTTCAAATCCCTCCTGCCCTGCTATAATAGTTCAGTTGTATAAATACTAATATATATCTACTGAACTAATGGAATATTCTATTCTTAAATCCTTTGTAGAACAAAAAATGTCTATAAGGGATATTGTTAAAAAAACAAATAAAAGTGCCACAACTATTAGATATTGGTTAAATAAACACAAATTGAAAACTGTAAATAAATCATTTAGTGATGGTTATATTGGTGAAAATCATATTCTTAGAGTTGATGGAAAACCAATACAAAATTGTTCTAAATGTAAAGTTCTTTTAACAGAAGAAACTGGATATTGGAGAGAAAGTAAAAAAATATGGCAGGCAAATTGTAAAAAATGTCATAATAAATATTCTGTTAAAAGGTGGCAAAATAATAAAAAAAGAGCAGTTGAATATAAAGGTGGAAAATGTGAAAGATGTGGATATGATAAATGTATTGACGCATTAGAGTTTCATCATATTGATCCATCACAAAAAGATAAAAACTTTGTAAATATTAAGATACGAAAGTGGGAGGATCAAATTAAAGAACTGGATAAATGTATTTGTGTCTGTTCTAATTGTCATAGAGAAATACACGCTGAATTGAGACTTGACATCATCCCAGAATTAGTGTAATATATAACAGTGATAGAGGTTAAGTCCCTGCTGTGCCCTTATGTGGTATATCACACTTAATCCATCATTCCCTTGTAGCTCAGCGGTAGAGTCGTCGGCTGTTAACCGATTTGTCGCAAGTTCGAATCTTGCCGGGGGAGTTGGAAGGTCTGGAAATGTCCGGGTCTTCCTTTCTAAATCCTAACTTTGTTAGGTCGGGGACTTGATCACCCCCGTGTTGCCCTTGTAGCTCAGTGGTAGAGCAATGGTTTTGTAAACCATTGGTCGCAAGTTCAAATCTTGTCGGGGGCTTGACATAATGAGTATTATGTCATATACTTCATATGTCCGTGTGAAGGCAAGTGCCGGGAGAGTCAAATCTCCCACATTGCGGAGTTAGTTCAGTGGTAGAACGCTATCCTTCCAAGTTAGATGTCGTCGGTTCGAATCCGATACTCCGCTTTCCTCAAAATCCTGGGGATACTAAATAACCATCGTAGTTGTAAATCTTAATACAATATGACTTTTCAAAATATTATTGCTGCTGGTGTAGTTGCTGCAACCTCTATTGCTGCTCCTGCTATGGCACAAGTCACCAGTGCTTCTCAACTGCGTGATGTTCAACCTACCCAGTGGTCTTATCAAGCAATCACTAATCTGGTAGAGCGTTACGGTTGTGTTGCTGGTTATCCCAATGGCACTTTCCGTCCCGGTCAACCTGCGACTCGTGCTGAACTTGCTGCTCTGACTAATGCTTGTCTTGACCGCATTAGTGAGTATCAAAGTGCCGCTGATGCTGCTCTTGCTGCTGCTCTTCGTGCAGAGTTTTCCAAAGAGATTGCTGCTACCAATACTCGTGTGACTGCACTTGAAGTTGCTGCTGCTCAAAAAGCACAAGGTGTTGGTAACTATCTGGGTGTTGGTGTGCTTCTCGATCAGCAAGGTGTTGCTGGTAATGGATTCAGTGCTCAAAAAACTGTCTCTGGCGCCACGATTCAAGCACGTTATGCTGTGAAGAACTTCACCAATCTGAATGCTGTTTCAGTCCGTCCTTATGCCAACCTTGTCGGTAGTCCTGCTGGTCAAATCGGCGCTGGTGGTGGTGCTCTTGTTTCTTATGACTGGAGCGTTTCCCGTGCCAAGAGTGGTGTGAGTCGTGCCAATGTGTATGCTGGTGTTGGTTATCAGATTCCTTTCGTGAATAATACTACTTCCAATTATCAGTCGGCAGTTGGCAATCGTGGTCAATTTGTTCTTGCTCTTGGAGTCGAAGGTCGTATCAGCAATTCACTCGTCGGTTTTGCTGACCTGAAGTTCCCTACTACCAATGCTGCTAACAGTTACGGTGCTACCAATGGAACTTATTCGCCAGTCTTCACTACTGGTCTTGGTTTCAAGTTCTGATATTTGAATATATAGTGTGAATTGGGGAGTTGACAACGACTCCCCTTTTCAGTATAATAAAAAATGAATCAGGAGGGTTATGTCTCTTATTTCTCAAATGGACCGTGAAATGGTCATTGAAGCACTTGAGTATTACATTCACAAATTAAAAGAAGATAATTGCACTCAAGCATCCATTACAGCGTTTAATACTCTTCTTCGTTGGATTGAACTAGAGCACTTTAAAAATGAAAATTAATCTTTGGTATTGTAAAGATATGAATCTTTGGCGTTGGACCTTGACTGACGACCATCGACCAATCATTAAACAAGAGTCAGGTCAAAGAGAAAATCTTCGTGATGCTATGAATGATGTAGCAAATACTGTAGAATATCTGATGAGTCAATCTTGACTTTTTTCGGGCGATTAGCGCAGCGGTAGCGCAGTTGCTTTACACGCAATTGGTCGGCGGTTCGAATCCGTCATCGCCCATTATAAATACCTGAAAAACTGGTATAATGGAAAAACTATATAAATTACTTTCTGATACTCAAGCAAGTCTTTTTGTATTGTTCCAAAAGACTTGGGTCTATCATTGGCATATTGTCGGTCCTGACTTTAAGCAGATTCACGATTTATTTGGTGAGCAGTATCTTGCCATTCAGGAAGAAGTTGATCGTATTGCAGAGCATATGAGATTTCTTGAAATTAAACCAGTTAGTTCTTTGACCAGAGTAGTAGAAGTTTCTGGTATCGGTGAGGCAAAATCTAATATTTCCGAAATGGAAATGATTCGTGATTTGATGGAAGGTCATCAAAAAATAATCACAATGCTTTCAGATGCTGCAGCAGAAGCGGATGAGAAAAAGTCAAGAGGGACGGTCAATCTTCTTGATGATTTAAATGAAGCACACGGTAAGTTCGTTTGGATGCTTCGTTCATTTACTGAAAAATAATTAACTATGGAAAACATTAAAATCAGATGCCGCTCCTGTGGTAAGGAGTTAGAAGGCATCTCTGGAAAAACAGTATCTTGTGGTTGTTCGAATATGGCAACCATTCGCAATGGAGTCATTTCAGCACTTGATTTAGACCAAGTGGTGATGATTAGTTCTCCACAAGCAAAACAAAAAAACAATGTTTTGTCAAATGCTGATATTATGTGGCAAGAGGAAAGAAGGCAGCGTAAAGTAAGACGACTTGATTTTGAAGTTAGATAGGTTTCAATACGCAGTTTTCATCATAACGAGCGTATTGGAATCCATCTTCTTGTAATTCACCAAATCCAAACTTGCGAGTAACCAAAGACCTCTGGTGCTTTCCAATCACCAGTGAAGGTTCTGTAAATCCTTCATTGATTTTTGGACCGTGAGGTTTTGCTGCTAAAATATCACCGGGTTTTGGGGAAAGATTTGCCATACCTTCCTCAAGATTTTGATATGTGTATTTCATAAAGTGATAGAAGATTTGTTTTCTTTCTTCTAACGAAAACTCATCTGGTTGTTTTGTATATTTGACTTCCCAACCAACTTCCATCAGTCTTGTTTTTTCATTAAAATGAATATTTTCAGCAAGTGTTGAAATACGTTCTTTTAATGATGGTGACTTATAATGGTCTTTAAACTCTAAATATAAGTAACTTTTTTTAGTTTGATAGAGTATAATAAAGGTATAAATTGCCATTGCTCCATCAGAGCACTTGAAATTGACTTGTTGATATCTTTTATCTTCTTTTGGATAGACTGGTAGACGGTCCTTATATCCAAGTTCGTGTAGAAGTCTTTCAAATTCAATTCTTTTTTGTGATGGTTTGATAAACACTTGACAAAATCAAATACATATAGTATATTATAACATATTGGAAGCGTGGCAGAGTCCGGTTTATTGCGCTTGTCTTGAAAACAAGTGAGGGTAAGACCTCCACTGGTTCGAATCCAGTCGCTTCCGCTTTATAAATACCAGAAAAGTCTTTGTGACGAATGGGTATTCAGATAAACGGAAATACTGATACAGTTGCCTCAACTACTAGTGGTGGTAGTGTTACTTTACCTTCCGCTACTTTACCTGCTGTCAGCAATATTAGTGCCACAAGAGTTAATGTATCTGGTGTATCTACTTTTACAACTGGTCCTGTTCTAATAGGTAGTGGAACAAGTACAGGAACAGAATCACAACCTCTCCAAGTGACTGGTGGTGCTTATGTAAGTGGTAGTACTGGTATTGGTGTTACTAATCCTGATGTACTTTTTCATATTAATGGGACAAATTCTTATCCAGCATCATTGGGTTCTACACCAACAGGATATTTGGCATTAAGAAAAAAAGCACAAGGTGCAACACATGGTCTTTATGTTGGTGTCGCCCCTGCACCCCCATATGGATCCTGGTTACAAGCACAAGATGCTAATAATCTAGCAACAAATTATCCATTATTATTAAATCCCAATGGTGGTAATATTGGTATAGGAACCATAAGTCCCCAATATGCCCTAGATGTTTTTTCAACTCCAAATAGTGAACCTTATGCTGTTATAAGAACAGCATCATCTTTGTTTGGGGGATTTTTAGCACAAGGAACCTCACAAGCACATTTAAGATTTGTTACAGGTGGGCAATGGGATGATGCGGGAGCAAAAAAATGGCAAATAAGGGTAGGTGCCGCTTCAGGTATAGATGATTTTAGAATTTATAGTTGGACAAAATCTGATGATGTAATAAAAATTAATAATTCCGGACATTTGCAAATACCTTATCAACCTTGTTGGAATGTTGGGCGCAATTCTACTCAAACAATAAGTAACGGCACTGCAACAAATATAATTTTCAATCAGTCAACAGGAAATGATTGTTTTTTGCAAGGTGGATGCACTCTCGATACTTCAACTGGTCGAGTAACAGTTCCAGTTGCAGGCAAATATCTTCTTGTAGCATCTATAAGAACAGAGGCAACTGGTTCCTCAACGGGAACTAATCTCCAATTCCAACGAAATGGAACTACATTGCAAAGATATTATGTAGGAACAGGTTCTGCAAATTCTGGTGGAAATTATATGTATATAAGTCCTATGCCTTATATTGCAACAGCATCTGCAAATGATTATTTTGAAATTCGATTTGATGCAGTAGTTGGAACTTTTGAGTTAAGTGCTGCGAGCAATACTGTCGTTAGATTTATGGGATATCTAATAGGATAATAAATACTCAAAAAGACTCAATATGGACTATACAATTACTTTAACCGAAGCAGAAGACTTGGCACTTCAATATGTTGCCGCCGACCCTCAAGACTGGATTGATAATGCAGCAACCAATCGTGCTCGAATTGCGATTGATGAAATTTGCGACTTGTATGTAAAACATAAGTTAGAAAATAATCGACCAATTACTGCTACAAATAAACCTGATATGGTTCTAGCAGCATACCAAGAAGGTTTAGTCAAAACAGCAGCACAAAGAAACGAAGAAGTATCAAACGCTACACCTTCTTCATAATCTCTTAACCACTATCGCCAAATCCACACAAACTTGACATTCCCAAAATACTTACTAGCATAACTAGTAGTATCAAACTAAATTCCCAATGGATGACCACACTTACCAGAATTGGGTGAAAATTAAATCAACTTTTGAAACCTCCGGTAATACTGATAATACCTTTTACCGAAGAGCGTGTGAAATAGTCAAAACCAAAAAAGATCCTCTTGCAAAGTATCTTGGAGATAAGGATGACTAAAACACTCATATCCGCTGCTATTATTTTCGGATTAATTTTACTCTTTATTCAGTGGGGTCTTACACACGCATATGGATAAGCAAAGATATAGTTTTGCTATGACTTGCTTTGTAAGGTCTTATGGCAGACGTGTCTTAAATGATAATCACATCAAACAGTTTTGTAAAGAATGGTCAGACTGGGAAGTCAATGCACCATTAGACAATACTGTAGATCAATACTTCCATTATGAATATAAGAATTGGAGAGGAATATGATTTTTCACATTGTTGAGTATCTGGCACAAAGTCCAGTTTGGTTGGGTCTTTGTGGGGCAGGGTTGACAGTTGCCCCGATTATGGGTATAATGCTTATACACCGAACTAAATAGTTTAGGTTGGTATAAATAATAATATACCTAACCTAAACTATATGGATAAGCAATCATTGGAAAAAATGCTTGAAGATGGAATGTCAATGAATGACATTTCAAAACAAGAAAATAAATCACTTTCTTCCATTAGACATTGGTGTAAAAAGTATGATTTAAAATCAAAATATACTTCTATAAACAATTCAAAAATTTCACACAAATGTGGAATGTGTGGTGAAACCAATCCAGAAAAATTTTATGGACACAAAAAACGAGTTTGTGGAAAGTGTCATAATTCTTATACCCTAGAATTGGGAAAGAAAAAAAGAGATTTTATTATTGAATCTATGGGTGGAAAATGTGTTTCTTGCGGATATAATAAATATTCATCAGCACTACACGTTCATCATTTAAACCCATCAAAAAAAGATCCAAAATTTGCCAACATTCGTTGTTGGAATCAAAATAGAATACTTGACGAAATACAGGGTTGTGTGTTACTATGTGCTTGTTGCCATTCGGCAGTTCATGCTAATCAACTAATACTCCCGGATATCGCCTAACTTGGTTATGGCACCACTTTTGGGAAGTGGAAAAATCTTGGTTCAAATCCAAGTATCCGGACTCGCCAGTTTCTTCACTGGCACACTTGACACAAAGTCTCAAACACCTTATAATACTAGAGCAAACAAAACAAAACAATGTCTCTGATCTCAAAATTCAAGAAAGATGTTAGCACTCTTCGTCTTGCTGCTAACGGGGAAATCTACCTTGATGTAAAGAGTCCGAAACTTTATAAAAAGGTTCGTCGCTTCTACGAAAACGAAGGCGTCGTATTTTCTGGTGACCCTCTTGACGATTACGAAATGCTTATGGAGTATATCGCTCAAGATCTTGAATCTGTTGAGGTTGCTTGATGAAAGTCATTAAGAAACCAACAATTCTACTTGAGCGTTTTCCTTATCGGTATGTTCAATGTGGAGTTCTTGAAATCAATGGTAA